GCAAATTCTGATTTCGTGTGACGAGGCGGCATGTTGATAATCAATCGTTTGATTTCTCCTGTAGCCAGTTTATTAAACTTGTCTGCAATTTTAGCATGATGATCTCCTTGAATAAATTCTGGCCAACAATGTTTTACGAAAGACATAAAATCATTTTGAATCTTATCTACTTTTTTCTTTTGATCATATTGAACCAGAGTTTTCATAAACTCTTTCCTGATATCAGGGGGTAATCTATTTATCTTTTCTAAGTCAATCATTCTGAAAATTTTTTCTAAAAAATTTTTTATAATATTTTTTTGAAGTCCATAATGAATTTAAGCCATGTTTAAGTGTAAATCAAGGCATAAAGGGTCAAGCCTGGGACCCCTATATATAATCAATGGATTAAAAATTAATACATACAAACTAGATTGAGATTCGACTTGGTACCTCTATTAAAGAGGGAAGCCCCCAGCCACTCGATGCGAGTGGCTCGAAGCGAGACGCTACTAATCTAGTAGCGTCATGTAAGCAGATGGATTCATTCTACTGAACTTGTCTAAGCCTTTCTGCATAGCGTCGTACTGCTCAGTTTCTTCTGCATGTTTAATTAAATGATACAAAGCGAACTCTTCTTCATTAAGCTTTGCACTTTGTTTAGAGTAAGGATTGGTTGCTGTTAATGTTCTATTCATTGTATTCCTTTCTGTTTGTTATGGCTATCCTACATTACATAGGATAGCCTGTCAACAGTTAACCTGTGTATGGTCGCTCCTCTCCTGTGATTGTATTCCTCTCAATGTACTCAGGTAAGTTCTCATTGTCGTACCTTGCTCGGTTCCACACTCGTTGCCATGCTTCTTCTTCAGTCAATACTTTTGGTTGATGTATTCTACCAAAGTAATCCACCGCTTGAGTACCATGAACTTTCCACCAGTCATCCTGACAATGTAAGGTACAAAAGCTTCCATTACCATAACCATAAGTTCCTATGGTTCTTGTTTGATTTCTTTTGTTTCCCTTTGGTCCTCGCTTCCTGTCTGTCGTATCGTAGGTATGGCACCTTGGTCCTTGACAGTATTTCATATTAAACCTCTATGAATTCAGTTGCTATTCCTAAGACACCACTCGCCGATACTAAGATTCCTAGTATTGCGTTCTCTAGTCCTACTGTTATTGCACCCCCTAGTGCAATAACAAATAAACATAAAAGCATTTTAATAAATGTAAGCATTATTCACCCCCTTTCATACTTATATAATAATTACCTTTTGCTGTACGATATCCATTATTATCTAAATCATAATAAGTCAAAAGTTTCTCACCTGTCTTAGATATCCACTCTCTACATTGTTCTGTCCACTTACCTGTTCTAGTGATTGCTTTATTATGCTTTGTTGCAAAATAAGTAATGTTGAATTGGTCGTTTGTTTCTAGTTTCATAGTATTCCTTTCTGTTATGTAGGGGATAATATAGGATATATTATCCCCTGTCAATACTTTAATTTACTGCTTCGTATTGTTTTCTTGCTAGTATTTTAGCTTCCCTTGACTGGGTTTTATTCTTCATGCCCTTAATCATGTCGGCTAAGTTACTAGGATTATACATAGTCAAACCTGTTGAGTTGGTTCTCAATAGTTCAGCTTCTTCTAGTTCAATACCTAACTCGGTTGCTAGTTCGATACCCTCACTCAAATATCTATATGCTTTCAATCCCATTTTTAATTGATCACATTGTTGAGTGATAGTATCAATCCATTTTTGATGAGTAGATACTAAGTTAGCTTTAGCCATGCGCCACGCTTCTAGTTGTAGGTATTCGTTTCTAGTACAAGCGATTGCTCTTGATCTACAGTAGCTAGTTCCAATGACATCAAGGTAGTAGGCTTCATTGAAGCCTTTAGTAATCCCTGATGTATCACCTCGTGTATCACCTCGATAACTCTCACTATAACCTAACACATTATCGTTTGCTTCCATGTGTTTGGTTTTGTGTGGGTTGTTTTCTTTACCCTCTTGCTGTGCAAGTATATCAGGATTACAGTTCTTAGCTTTCAACTGATCTCTCATATAAGCATAAGCAAACTTTCTTCCGTCATCACTACTATACTCATGTCCATTGAGATTGCCATACAAACCAAAATCAAAATGAGATTTCGTTTCTACATTTTCATTCTCGTCATTAACATCTTCACTATGTGCAAAGTAAAAACATTTATCTTTTGCAACGACATCAACTGCACTACCATACTTCTTCTTGTATGATTGTAAGGTAGCAACATCTTCACTTGGATATGCTCTCTCAACAATATCTCTAGCTAGACTAAATGCACTTTCATATTGATTGTTCACTTCTTCCTTTGCTTCGAGATAGGCAACTCGTTCTTGAGTATCTTCATTCTCAAAAACATTTTTGATCTTACCGAACAACTTATTTCGTAGTTCGGTATTCATTCTTATTTTAGTCATACTTACCTTTCTGTTTGTTTATTTATTTTTATATACTACTTGACATTATTGTCAATAGGATTATATAGGATAATTATGAATACACTTTTATATATTGGAATAGGTCTTATGACTTTTGGTTTCCTATCTTTCGTGCTGTGTGTATGCATGGAAAGATATTACGACCGTAAGTTGTATGAACTACAGCAAAAATTTAAAAAGTAAATTTGGATGTAGTGGTCCATCAGCCTGGAGGTAAACCGCGGCAGGTGTGAATGATGGACCGCTGGATCCAGGTTCCGGAGAAACAGACACACGTCCCTGGATCCAAGCCTCAAGCCTCAAGCAGCAAGCTTCGCGTATAAAGTGAATTTAATTAGTTGACATATATAGGATGATCCTATATATAAATAATGCGTCCGTTTGCTGGTATCCGACGTCGTTAAACTCAAACCAGCAAAACCGCCGAACCCCGGTAGGAATAGATGCAGAGTTCATCTCCATGTACCGGGTTGAGGCAAACAGAAGGAGAAAGATAATGACAATGATAACGTTTAGTAACGATGCACAAAGAAAGAACTTCCAGGTAGAGATGGCAATCACCGCTCTTCAATTGGAAGTACAAACGGGCCTGAAGATGTGCAGGATCCCGGTAATGAATGTATTAAGAAGACATTACCCGGACCTTCCTAGAAATAAAAAAACCGCATTGAAATGGTTGAAAGAAAATGGCCCGAAAAAGAATTAATTACAACGACCTGCTGCCGTGGTTCCGGGAGGACCACGGCCAGCTGCCAAAAGCTTATTTAAAAAGCTGCGAGAAATTTTTTCGTGAGCTGGGTATCAAAGCCGCAAGCAACGAGCTACAAGCCGCAAGCTTCAAGCGACAAGCTTCAAGCTTGACAAATAAAAATAAGTAGTTATATATAGGATAATACAGGAGGAATATATGAATAAAACAGAAGCAAATAATATCACCGGTTCACTTAGTAAACCGTCTAAGATGCCAGGTAAAGCCTACGGCCTACCGGCTAAAGAATGTAAAACAGGATCCAAGCTGGCAAAAATTCCAGGCAGCACATGCTCGAGCTGTTATGCTCTCAAGGGTTGTTACGTATTTAAAGTGGTTCAAGCTGCACAATACCGAAGACTAGACGCCATCCGTCACCCGCTCTGGGTCCAGGCGATGGCCTTCCACTTAACCCACCAGAAGGCGAATGTCTTCCGCTGGCATGACTCAGGCGACGTTCAGGACCTGAAGCATCTGGCCAAAATTTTTAAAGTTGCGAAACTCACGCCGGGCATCCGTCACTGGTTGCCAACGCGTGAAGCATGGATCCAGAAGTACCAGAACCGAGCTCCGAGCAATTTAGTAATCAGGTTTTCTATACCCATGATTGACCAGGCAGCGTCTGGCAATTGGAAAAACACGTCAACGGTCGTTACCTCCGGCGCCACGTGTCCCGCACCTAAGCAGGACAACGCCTGCGGTGATTGCCGGGCGTGCTGGGATCCTTCTGTTAAAAATGTTGCTTACGGGGTTCATTAGCCCCGTGAGTGATACAACCTACCCGAACACTAGAACCACCAGCCAGAAAACGCGAACGGCGAGCTGGTTGGCGGTTCTAGTGCCAAGCCGCAAGCCTCAAGCAACAAGCCTCAAGCGACAAGCCGCAAGCTTCAAGCTTTCGAACCAACCTGTTCGAGCCGCAAGCGGCAAGCTTCAAGCCCCAAGCTGCAAGCCTCAAGCTTCAAGCCGCAAGCAACCAGCTCTAGTACCTTGTGTCCTTGATAAAGTTTCACGCAGCTAGAGGCGAGGGACTTTATTATGATAAATGAATTGTGAGGGTGCCTCACATGGAAGCTAATTTGATGCGGCGAGAGACGCACTTTGTTGGTAGTTGTGACTTTCAGTTCCACGGTGAAAAAGATATTATTTTTGTTGTATCCCAATAGGTCTGGCGTACCTAAAGCTGTTATATTTTCTATTCTAGTCCACGAAATTTCAGGTGTAACTTTCTTGATTTCATTCCAAAATTTACGTTCGGGTTTCAAGGCAACAGGGTCAGTTTGATTTATGAAGGTAAACTGCTTTTCGATTACCTGAATGAATCAATTCATAGCCTTGAAGTATGTGTTTTAAATAGACATCTACCTTGTCATGTGGGTAGGATTGTACGTCGTCAAATACAAAAATACATTCTTTGGCTCTTCGTTTATGGAAAAAATTAATCTCATTTAACACACTAGCTACATCATGGGGTCCATCAAAATGAACTACGTCATACTTAGATAGCATAATTTTATACTGGTCATAGATAGGATATCCGTCAGAATATCTGTCAAAGAACTCTGTATCTTCCAAACATACTAAATGAAATTCAGGGTAGTCTTTAGTAAAATCCAACATAGCATCTTTCTTCATGTCGTTGGTATAGTCCAATCTTATGTTCTTATGTTGCTCCGTAGGGTTGTATTCAATATTACCATACGGATCTATTCCTAGATGATTTAATTTTACATTAGGGTGATGTTTTCTAAAACTGTCAATAATCATTTTAGATCCCATACCACGACGGACTCCAATCTCTATAGTGGCACCTATTGGATTAGTTAATTTCTTAATGGCTTCTTCAAATACTTCATACTCATGGCTATCTCCTTCAATCATAATCTTTTAATAACTTCTCCCATTCTCCATTTTTCTGGTTCTATAGTAAGTACAATTCTATGTGTTTCTCTTACACCTACTAATTTATTTTCTAATAATTGAATCCCTTTGATATCGTAAAATTTACCATCTGGTAAGGCTACTTGAACTCTAGCATTTTGTGCTACCGGTGATACTAAAAATTTATCTAAAACTTGTCTAATTAGTTTTCCATTTATCATACATTCTCCTTTTTGACCTGGTCTTGACTTATAGTTATTGTTGCCTTAAAAGTCAACATATGGGTTTACCAAAGACACTAACTGAAATGCAAATGAAATTTGCACAAGAGTTAATAAGCAATGAAGGTCGTAAGACAAAAACAGAGTGTGCAGTGGATGCTGGATATTCCAAAGATAATGCCAGATTCACAGCTAGTAAATTAACCAATCCAAAATTATATCCTTTGGTGGTAAAGTACATAGGGGAGTTAAGGGAAGAACATCAAAAAAAATATGAGATCACTTTTGAAAATCATATCGCAGAATTGGCTAAACTTCGTAACGAAGCCCGAGACAAAAAAGCCTGGAGTGCGGCGGTTAACGCGGAAGTTGCGCGTGGTAAGGCGGCCGGCCTTTATGTCGAACAAAAAATCATCCGAACAGGAAAATTAGAAGATTTGTCAGCTGAACAATTAGAGTCCAGAATGAAAGAAATCATTAATGAATATTCACCAATTTTAGAAGGTATTGAAGTAGAAGAACTTACAGAAAAAGTTAAGTCAGCAAAAGACCAATCCAACCTAACATTACCAAAGCAAGTATCGCCATTGCTATACGAGGATGATCAA